TGCAGTTGCTGACTCAGTAGTTGCCGCTGGTGTCACTGGAGCCGTTGCAGTAGCTTCTACTACTGGTGCCGCCTGTGCTGGAGCCGCCGCTGGAGTTGGAGTACTTGCTTTTACAGGATCACCTGTTCTTGCACTTACGCCTGCTGGTCTAAAGTATTGACCAAACTGTTCCATGTCGTATGCTTCACCGTCAACTGATGCTTCAAACATCTTTTTAATTACGCCAACTTGAACCTCATCTGGTTTCTTAGGCAAGTAATCACTTAGATTAAACAAACCGCTATCTTCAATAGCTTTGTACTCTGCTTCATCTAATGGTCTCTCTCTACGAGCCCAATTTGATGTTGAGTAGTCTGCATAACCACCTTTTGATGTTTTAGCAATCCTAAAGTCTACACCTGCTGTATAATCAGTAGGTAGTTCGTTCATATCCGGATCCATTAATGCTCCTTTAATAATTTGGAATATTTGTGGACCAATTATGAAACGTCTAATTGGATTTGCTGGAGTTGTATCCTCTTTTAAAGGATTGTCTGTAACAAAGCCTTGGAATACATATGAACGTTTTTTCCAATACTTACGTCCCATGTCTTCTAAGTTCTTGTCTTTAAACCAACCACGTACTTCTGAAAGTACTGGGCAAGTTTCCCCATACATTTCCATACAAGGTACTTGTACCTGTACAGGGCGAGAGTCTGTCTCACCTTTGATTCCAGCAAATGGAAGTTTGATCATCAAACGTTCTTGCCAGAAAAATGTATTGTTTTCGTCACCGTCAGGTAAGAAACGAACAGTTGATGTTTCGCCTTCCTTTAAGTTCCAAAATGGGTAAATGGCGTTGTCGCCGCCTGTGGATTGACCCGATGAGCGGGTTTCCTGTTCTTTTAGTTTTGCACGAATTTCTGCTAATGTAGCCATAATATAAGCCTCCTATAATTTTTAAGCCTTCGTTGCTTGTTGTTGTATTGCCTTGATTGTGCAGTACATTTACTATAATACACAAACTTACTTATAAAGTCAACCTTTATGATGCCAAAAAAGTGGCTTTATAAATTCTTATACACCTGCTAGGTGTTTAATTCTTTCCATCTCGCGATCTTTACCGCCTTTAAGTCTTTCGATCATTTTAACAGCAAATGGTATTGCCTTATCGCCAAACTCTTTTTCACAAGCAGTTACGATAGCAGTTTCACCTTTTGGAAATGAATTAGAAGTGTAGTCGTAATGTGACTTAACCAATTCTTCTAACTTCTCACCTGGTGTTCTATCGTCTTCTTTGTTCATCGCTTTGTCATCTTTTTCAAGACTACCATCTGGTCCAATTTTAACATCAATAGTGTCATCATCTTCCTTGTAGCCTTTGTCTTTTGCCGCTGAGTCCAAATCCGCTTTCTTACGCATAAGTTCTTTCTTTAACTTTTCGTCTTTGTGCGTGTTTGGATCCATTTGGATATCTTGTAATGCTTTTTTCTTTGCTTTGTAATCTTCCTTGTCTTTCAAGTCCATTGACTCTTCTGTAGGAGCTTCCATATCACCTGAATCAATTTTAGATGAAATAGTAGGTGCTTTCGCTTTTACGTATTTTACTACTAAAGGTCTTATGCACTGGTCTGCATCTTTTTGTCCTACTTTCTTAAACATATCGAGTAGCATCGGGTCATCTATGATGCCCTTCAAACTTTGAACAGCATTGTTACCATTAACACCAGCCGGGAAATGCTGTGCCATTAAGCCATTTAGTTTTTTAATTGCGGCTTCTTGGTCTTTACCTTCACCGTTAATTAAAGCATCTTCTGTCTCTCCCACTATCATGGATAATTCATTTTCGAATTCTGCTTCTGGATGTAGGTCGCTGTCCTCATTGACAGAATAACCTTCTTTGTCCAAAGCATCTATTACTGCATCACGTGGTGCCATTGTGTGTACAATAACTCCACCTTGGCTCATTTCATCTGGCTCGCATTTACATTTGATACCAGCTTTTCCACAAGCATATTCCATTTCTTCACAATCTTTTTCGCTAATGCCTCTGTCTTCATCATAGTCACCATCGATATCAATCTTGTGTGCGTGTGCTTCTGATCCACCTTCGTGTCCCATAGCTTCGTCTTGAATTAATTCTTCTTGATGTTTTGCAAGTTCTTCCATTGAATCAAATGGTCCACCTGTTTCTTTTCCATCTCTGTAAGAATAAAATTTTCCGCCCTTGTGTACTGCTGACAAACCGTATTTGTTCATGCCCATATCACTTGGACCTACTTCTTCAATTTTATTCTTTTCACTTACTAACTTGTTAATGTATGGGAATACACTTTTTAGTTCTTCGTTAAAAGTTCTAATAGTTAGTTCGTCAATCCAACTGTTTTGTAATTCTTCTGGAACTTCTTCCATCACAGCTGGTTTAAAATCTTTAACTGTTTCTGCGTAATGTCCTGCACGTTGCAATTTCAATACTTCAGTTTTAATTGTGTCTAGTCTTTCGTTAACTAGATCCATGTAACCTGATAAACCTTCTGCCATTACAGCTGAACGATTCATGTAAGTTTTAAATTGACGTAGCTTTGATAATTCTTCGCTGAGTGAAACGATATGTTTACCAAAGTCATCATATAAATTTCCGCCTTCGCTTACGTGTCTAGCTAAAGCTCTTGCACCATTCAAGTGTCTAAATGGATATTTAAATCTTTCGCCACTGTCACTTTCAATATAAATGCTGTGTACGTGTTGTGTTCTTGCTCCAGGTAACTCTTGGTTAACTGGTTGTGTATGTTTAAGTACTAGCCTAGCTTTGTCTACATCTTCGTAACTTGTTCTACTAGTGCCGTACATTTTTGATTCACTCATTGTTTTGTCTCCGGCAGTATCGTTCTGTTTAGTTAAGTGTGAGTAATCTCTTTTATCAAGATTACTTTTTGTTATATCACGTGTATCAAAGTTAAGCATATTTCTTTTGGAAAACGATCTTAATTCTTTTAGAAAATCGTACCACTGTCCTTTGATGCTATCTGGCTGTTCGCTTACAAAAGTGTTGTTGTATGTTACAGCAACTTCTTTTTCAGTAAGTGACACACTTACTTTACCTAATGAATCTTCGCCTACTTTGTAGTCAAAGTCAAAATAACGTGCTAACTTAGGCTCGTCTGTTACAACTCCGTTTTCGTCACCGATTGTAACTGATGGAAATCTGCCTCTAATCTTAGCAAATAGCTGATCTGATATATTGTTCATATTGCTCATATAACTATTTATCTTATGTTTGTTGAAACAAATATAGGCATGGGCGGTGTTGCATCGTCGCCTGTATCCGCTTGATTGAAGGTTTCATACACTCTAGGATCCCAATCTTTTAATACTGCCATGATACGCATACTCAGTAAACAAGCACTCACTAGATCGTCTGTTTCACCTGGTTTTGCTTTAAAACTACTACCACTAGCAACAAAAGCCTTAAGTTCACTTATTAATACTTTGCTGTTTATTGTTAGCTTGTCGTTTTCAACCATGTTTTTTAATCTAGTACAAGCACTTATCTTTGTGCTATGTGTAGTGTTAAATCCTTTTCTAAACTTACGTACATGACCTTTTCTAATGGGTTCTGATACACACATACCTGGTATATTCTCTTCGCCCATGTCTCTAATAACTATCAATGCACCTTCTCCGATGCTGTTGTTTTCTACTGACCAATAGATGTTTTGTCCATCATTTTGACAGCATTCTTTTATATAATTACAAATGTCTTTTAATATTCTTATCTGTGCAGGTATTGGTGTAGTGTTGTGTCGCCATTCAGCAACTTGTTTATATGTTGGCAATTCAAATACTTCAATAGCGGCAAAGTCGCCACCTGTTCCCATAGCAGGATCTAGTGCAACAACATAAGTGCTATTACCTTCTGGCTTACCATACCAACGTGTTTGCCCCATATTCATTGTAGGCTCGGTACCTTCTAAACTAGAAAGTTTAATACTGTTAATAAGTGTTTCGTCATAAACTAAGAATTCACAACCATACTCGCGTCTAAATCTTTCTTCACCAATTCTACCTACTTCTACTTTAGCCCAGTCTTCATCTCTATCAGGATGTTCGTCCCATTTAGCAGTAAAGCCATGAAAGCCGTTAGTACCTATTAAACTTTCGTTGCCACTTTCATCAAACTTGTTTTGTGATTCTTTCCATATGATAGCAAACGTATCTTCATCTGAGTTAGGTGTGCTTGTGATAATTGCACGACCACCTGTTGCTAGTGTTGGAGATATCGATGTCCAAAATTCATCTGCAATACTTGGATTAACAAATGCAAACTCATCACAGTATAGTAAAGATATTGACATACCTCTTCCTGTGTTACCTGTTGTAGTAGCACTAACTATTCTACTACCATTCTCAAATTCCATTGAACCTTTGTTGTAGTTTGTTACACCTGCCCTAATGCTATCAGGACATAATTCATATCCGTATCTAATACGTTGCATGATCTCTTGAGCACCTGTGTATTTGTGTGCGGCAATTAGTATTGTTTGATCTGGATGAAACATAGCATACCATAACAAGTATGCCGCGGCAGTAGTTGTCTTGCCACTTTGTCTTGGCAACATATTAATATTAAATCTGTGATTGTGATAACTTTCTAGTAAACGTTCTTGATACTGAAAAGGATCAAACATAACCTTTCCGTCAACAGGATGTTGTATATGAAAAAACTTTTGACAAAAATATAGATACCCTGTATCAGGATCTATACATTTCTTTAGTTCCTCAATTCCTGCTTCATTAAACTTTTCACGTTGGTGTGCTTTTTTGGTTAGAACACCGTCTAGACTTTTTGTAGTTGCCATACTAGTATTTATAGGTGAAAATAGCGTCCGAAGACGCTATTTGGTTTTACTAATTGGGAGGAAATTAGTTAATTAACCGCAATGACTTGCGTATAGTTTTTCAAACTTTTTACTATCGCAACCATATTCAGCAGTTATTTTTTTCTTCATTTCGTTTTTTGTACAGCCACTTGCGTTAAGTTTTTTCATTTTCTTTCCACAACCAGCTTCGTCAAATTTAGCTTCTTTATCTTCTTTCATTACTTCTGAAAGTTTTGCGTGTAGCTCAGCTCTAATTTCATCTTCAAGTGCCATTGGATTATCTCCGCCTGCAACTTTTGGATAAGATTTTTTCTGTCTGTTTAATCCACCTGCTAAATCATTTTGCATATAAGCTGTGTCTTGGTGTTGCTCATCTGGTGAATTGTCCCATTCGCCTTCGCCTTCTTGTGCTACTTCATCTTCGCAACCTGGCTCCATGTCGCCCATCTCTGGACCATCTTTTGGTGGCATAGGTAAATCCATTACCTTTAAACTTTTTTCTATGTCATCTCTTGGTGACAGTTTCGGCATAGGCGCCATTATCTCTGGCTTACCGCCTGCGTCCTTTACCATCTTCATTAATGTTGCTACGTCATCAGCAGTTTCACCTGACATCGAAATGCTCATGTTTACAGCTTCATTTAATGAATCAATTTTTTTGTAAATATC